AACGAATCTTTTCAACTACATTGGGATAACGTAGAAGCGTGGTTATTAGACAACACACATAAGTTATTTGTGTTAAATAAGAAACAAGCACTGTATCATTTCCCTCATGAAGATAAATTATTTGATGTAAATTTCATCAAAATAATAAAATTTTCTACCGAATTACCTGTAATCAAACATTACTATAGAAGCAACTATCCAGCCGTAAATAAACTAATTCCTATTAGTAAACATTACGAAAAATGCGAACTAACGTTCTCCAGCATACTACCCACAATCCGTGAGTTTCGAGCAGATAACGCCGTTTATGCGTTTAATAACGGGCCTTTAACGCGCGTTTTCCAACAAATTGAATCAACAGGTATTAAGATTGATAAACAGTGCTTTATAGATTGCTATGGTGAGGATTTACAACATCCTGAATACAGTATTTCTAAAGGTAGAATATATAGTCATTATAATCTACATACTACTACTGGTAGACCGTCAAACTCATATAACAGTATTAACTTTGCAGCATTAAATAAAACAAACGGAGAGCGTTTATGTTATAGACCGCTAAACGATATGTTTATTGAATTTGATATACAAGGTTATCACCCACGGTTAATAGGTGAATTAGTTGATTTTCACTTTCCTAAAGAAGTATCAACATATGAATATTTAGGTGAATTATTAGGTGTAGATGCTCAAGCAGCTAAAGAATTAACATTTAAACAGTTGTATGGTGGTGTTTGGAAAGAATATAAAAACAAACCATTCTTTGAAGATGTTGTTAGTTATGTAAATAATATTTGGGAAGAATTTAACAAATCATCACAGATAATATGCAAAAATAAAATATTCACACCTGATAATACAGAAGATATAAACTCATATAAATTATTTAACTACATAATTCAGAGTTACGAAACATCAACTAATGTTATTATATTAGAACGTATATTAGATTACTTAAAAAACAAACAAACAAAACTGGTATTATATACCTACGACGCATTTCTATTCGATTTTGCTAAGGCTGATGGAAAAGAAACATTATTAACAATACAAAGTATGATTAATTATCCTGTAAATATTAAACAAGGTAAAACATATCATGGTTTAGAAAAACTATAAATATTTATAATGGAACAATTAAATGGATTTTTAGATTTGAACAAGCTATTCTGTACATTCACAACACCAGAAGCCCTGGATGAAACTGTGACTACAATTAACCGCAAATATTCAATATTATTTGGTAAAATATTCGTATTAGAATCACCACAAAGTGAAGAACTAATATGTACATATAATATTGATACAGGTAATATGTCTTCAACACCAATGAAGGATACGATATTATTACATCGTAAAAAAGAAAGTAATACATTATATACAATCAACGCATTAAATACATTAATACGTTCGTTGAATGGTGGTGTATTGGATACAAAATTCATTATCACTTGGTTAGATTATAAAAATAGTATATTACTAACTAATGGTCCTGATTTGAGAAAATTAGATACAGCTATACATAAAATCATCGATTTTAATAAATAACAATGAAAACACAAATTAACGAAGTAAAAAGAATGCAGCAATTAGCTGGATTGATTAATGAAAGTATTATAGATTTATCTGATGAATCTAATATTTTAAACCAAATACATACTACTATTAGTGAAGAAGGAATGGAAAATGAAAAAGCCAAACAATTTCTTCAAGAAATAATTAACTTTTGTCAAGAAGAAATTAAAAAATATTAATAAAGAGCTTTCGTAAGAAGGCTCAAATAGGTATATATTTATACCAGCATAAACAAAGACTATAAAAAGTGAGCTTGGTCTCCAAAGTAAAAAGTCGTATATTCAATTTAATCATAGATTAACAATTTAAAACAAACAAACATGGACTTATCAGTCATCAAACAGAAGTTGGCCGCTTCTCAAAACAAAGGCCAGAAAAGAGAAAAGGTTGACTACAGTAAAATTTTCTGGAAACCTAAAGTAGGTAAACATCAAATCAGAATCCTTCCCTCTAAGTTCGACAAAACGAACCCATTCCGCGAAGTGTATTTACACTATGGTTTTTCTAAGGGCCCAATCTTAGCATTAACCAACTGGGGTGAAAAAGATCCCATTGCAGATTTCGCAAAAAGTCTTAAAAAATCAGCTGACAAAGAAGATTGGCAATTAGCTAAAAAAATTGAACCAAAACTTCGTTATTTCGCACCTGTAATTGTACGTGGTGAAGAAGAACAAGGTGCCCGTCTATGGGAATTTGGTAAATTAATTTACGAGCAATTGTTAGGTATTGCAGCAGACGAAGATTATGGTGACTTCACAGACATCACTGATGGTCGTGACTTTACAGTTGAAGCTGTTGAAGATGTATTTGCAGGTAAAAAAGGTATCAAATGTAATTTACGTGTTAAACCAAAAACATCTGCTATCTCAGATAATGCAGAAATAGTTGGTAAAGCATTAAGTGAACAACCTGATATCTTAGGTATTAACAAACATTATTCGTTTGATGAATTGAAAGATTTATTAGACAAGTGGTTAAACCCAGATAGTGAAGAAGATACTGATACTCCAATCGCTACAGCTAGCGTAGAAGACACTGAAGAAGAATCAAAAGACGATTTTTTAGAAGAAATGAATAAGCCTGTAGAAAAGACTTATAAAGTAGACACTAAAGCTACAAAAACAAAACCGTCAGATAAATTTGACGATCTATTCGAAACCAAATAATCCAAACTAAGTTATGTCTAAAGCAAAGATAGATAAGACACTATCTCAGGTGGTGTCGTCTTCATTAAAACAAGGATTTGATATTGAGAGCTTCAAGAAATCAAAATACCTGGACAAAGCGTCCAAATTTAAAAAGCAAAGATGGATTCCATTTTCGGATGCAATGAAAGATGCATTATCAATTCCAGGTGTTCCTATGGGACATATATTCATAGCTAGAGGTGGTTCGGATACAGGTAAAACAACCCTATTGATTGAAGCGGCTACAACCGCTCAAAAGATGGGGGTACTACCTATCTTTATTATCACAGAGATGAAATGGGATTTCGTTCATGCTGCTAAAATGGGATTTGAATTAGAGGAAGTACCAGATGAAGAAACAGGAGAAGTAATGGATTATAAAGGTTTCTTCTTATATGTTGATAGATCGTCTCTAAAAAGTATTGAAGACGTATCAGCATTTATAGCAGATATTTTAAATGAACAAGCTAAAGGTAAGTTACCTTATGATTTATTATTCTTATGGGATTCATCAGGTTCTATTCCATGTAAAATGAGTATAGACCAAGGTAATAATAATCCAATGTGGAATGCAGGTGCAATGGCAACTCAATTTGGTAACTTTATTAATCAACAGTTTCCACTGTCACGTAAAGAAAGTTATCCATATACTAATACATTATTCGTTATTAATAAAACGGGTGTACAACCAGCATTAACACCAATGTCACAGCCAAGAATGACAAATAAAGGTGGTAATGCAATGTATTGGGATGCGACAATTGTAGCTACATTTGGTCACGTTACTAATAGTGGTACATCTAAAATTAGTGTACAACATAAGGGTAAAAAGGTTGAATTTGCTAAACGTACTAAAATTGGTATTGATAAAATACATGCTGACTTTGGTATCGCAACAACATCAACAGTTATAGTAACACCACACGGTTTCATGCCTGATACACCAGAAGCTATTAAGGAATATAAGAAACTTCATGCTCATGAGTGGTTTAACGAGGATGTTTCTAATATAGATGATTTACAAGTTATTGAAGATAACAGTGAATGGGAAGAAAGCAGTAAAATATCACCTATAGTAGAAATTGACAACAATGAAGAATAAATATGCCGACTTATTATCAAAAGTAACAAATGATCAACGCGGAGTCACAGACTCCGTTTTGATTATTGATGGAATGAACACATTCCTCCGAGCATTTACAATGATAAACTACATTAATCCAGAGGGCCACCATATAGGTGGCCTAATTGGATTTCTTAAATCCGTTGGTTACGCTATAAAGCTAATTGATCCAACAAAGGTAGTAATTGTATTTGATGGAGTAGGTGGTTCTAATAGTAAAAGAAATCTATACCCTGAATATAAAGCAAATAGAAATGCTAATCGCATGACTAATTACGCTATATTTACTAGTAAAGACGACGAACGTGAAGCGATTAATAATCAGATGGCAAGGCTCATTCAGTATCTTCAATGTCTACCAATGTCAATCGTTTGTATTGATGGTATTGAAGCAGATGACGCTATGGGTTATTTAGTAGGTAAATTAGAAGAATATGATGCTACAAAAGAAGTGACTATAATGTCTGCTGATGGTGATTTTCTACAATTAGTAAGTGATAAAACACAAGTATATTCACCTATTAAAAAGAAAATATATAAACCTGCAGATGTATTAGAAGAATACAATGTTAGTAGTTATAACTTTATTAATTACAAAATATTAATGGGAGATAAATCAGATAATCTACCTGGTGTTGAAGGTTTAGGACCTAAAAAGTTACTTAAATTCTTTCCAGAATTATCAAGCAATACTCCACTAACATTAACAGAAATACTAGCTAAATCAACTGAAAAATCGGCTGAACATGATTTATATGCTCGTATTGTTGAAAGAAAACACCAACTAAATATTAACTCTCAGTTGATGAATCTACAAACAATACCGCTTTCGCCAGAGAATATATCTCAAATTCAATCCGACTTTAAATCGCCTTATACGTTTAATTCTCACGCCTTTATGAGCATGTATGTTGTCGATCATTTAGGAGAATCAATACCTAATACAAACAATTGGCTAAATCAAGTATTTGGTCCTTTAAATTCATTTAGTTAAAACAAACAGGTTACATGGCAACATTAAGCAAATTAAATCAATATGGTAATGCATTTCAGATTAAAGTATTAGGAGCATTACTAACACAACGCGACTTCTTACTAAATATAGCAGATTCACTTGATAGTGAATATTTTGAATCGCAATCACATAAATGGATTATTGAATATATTATAAAATACTATAATCAGTACCATACATACCCAACAATTGAAACATTATCGATTGAAATCAAAAAGATTGATAATGAGATATTACGAATATCGCTAACAGAGGCATTACGTGAAGCCTATAAAATGGTTGACGTATCAGATTTAGAATGGGTTGAAAGAGAATTTAGTGACTTCTGTAAAAACCAACAGATGAAAAAAGCTATCATGACTTCTGTTGACCTATTAAATATGGGTGACTATGATGGTATTAGATCGTTAATTAACGATGCAATGAAAGCGGGAGAAGATAAAAATATAGGCCATATGTATGATGCTGATGTTGAAACCCGTTATAGAGGTGATGACAGACGCGCTATTCCGTTTCCTTGGCAGGTATTTAATGATTTAACACAAGGTGGTTATGGTAAAGGCGATTTAGTACTACTATTTGGTAACCCAGGTGGTGGTAAATCGTGGGGAGCTATAGCGATGGGAGCATATGCTGCAGCATTAGGATTTAATGTAGTACACTATACATTAGAATTAGCAGAAGGTTACGTAGGTAAACGATATGATGCTGTATTTTCCGGTATTGATGTAGATAAATTAGATAAACATCGTGATGTAGTACAAGAAGCAATAGACCAGGTAAAAGGTAAAATTGTAATTAAAGAATACGCTCCTAAACGTGCATCATTAGATACTATTGAAGCTCATCTACAACAATTAGAACATCAAAACGAATTTATTCCTGATTTAATTATCATTGACTATTTAGATTTATTGCGTACTAAAGGTAGAAAAGAACGTAAAGATGAAATTGATGATGTTTATACTGATGCTAAAGGTTTAGCTAAAGAACGTGGAATACCTATTATATCACCGTCACAAGCAAATAGAACAGGTGCTGAAGAAGGTATATTACAAGCTAAAAACGCTGCCGGTTCATATGATAAAATTATGATTGGTGATATTATTATTTCATTAGCACGTGGTAGAAAAGAAAAAGTAAATGGTACAGGTAATTGGCATTTCATTAAAAATAGATATGGCGCTGATGGATTAACATTTGGCTCTAAGATTAACACAGCAAACGGATATATAGATATACACGATCAACCTTTGGATGATGATGAATTTGAAGCTAAATCAAAAGGTCCTAACAAAAAGGTTAATGAATACTCCGATGTAGGAGTAGAAGATAGACAAGTTCTTCGAAGTAAATTTATGAAACTTGGAGCGGAATAAGTTTTAACTTATATTTATAACTACAACAATAAAAATTATGCTTACAATTAAAAGATACACCGCCCCCTGGTGTCAGCCTTGCAAACAACTTGCACCCGTATTTACTGATTTACAACAAGAAATTCCTGAAGCATCGTTTATAACAATAGATGTTGATCAAAATAAGGAAGCAGCCGCTGCCGCGAGTATAACGTCTATACCAACAGTTATATTTGAAAAAGATGGACAACAAGTTTATCGTTTTTCAGGAGTATTACCAAAATCTGCTATAGCAGGACATATTAAAAAATATTTATAAGTACTTTGAAATGAAATTTAAACGATTTGATTTGAATCGATGGATAGAATTATCCTTCATAAATGATTGCAAAATATTGCAAGAAGTAAAATCATTAGATGAGTATTATAACAAAGCAAATACAGGACTATATGAATTTCTTAATCCTGAACTAGCATACCCATATGAAGTATACGACGCATCAGATGGGCAAAAAATGTGGAAAATAGAAAAACAAGATGATGATCCAATAATGGTAGTAACTTTGAAAAAAATGGGTTTAGGAAATAAATATTGGGTATTAGATTTTTATTTTCCTGAAACTGAAAAAGGATATGCTAAAACTAAAGGAACAATAAAAGGAGAACATTATTTAGATACAGTATCCAAAATAGTTAAAGATGAAGTGTTACCTTACTTTGAACAATCTGAATTAGACATATTATTCTTTAAAGCATATACTAATGATGGAGCCGGGCAAATGAGAAAAAGCTTATTTCAGCGTTTGGTAGATAAGTTTATTTCTAAAGATAAATTTAACATTAAAATAAATAATTTAACATTTATAATAACTAAAAAATAATAAAAATGGACGTAACGCAAGATATTCTTAGCGAAATTACGACTTACATGAAATATAGTAAGTTCGTACCGGAATTAAACCGAAGAGAGACCTGGACAGAGTTAGTAACAAGAAATAAGGAAATGCATCAGGAAAAGTTTCCACAATTAAAAGATGAAATTGAAGATGCATATAAGTTGGTTTATGCTAAGAAAGTATTACCATCAATGCGTAGTTTGCAATTTGCTGGTAAGCCCATTGAGCTTAATAATTCTCGTATATTTAATTGTTCTTTTCTTCCTATTAATGATTGGAGAGCATTTAGTGAAATAATGTTCTTATTATTGTCAGGATGTGGTGTTGGATATAGTGTTCAAACACATCACGTAGATAGTTTACCTGAAATAACAATACCAACTAAACATAAAAGATATTTAGTAGGTGATAGTATTGAAGGTTGGGCAGACGCCGTTAGAATGCTTTGTAAAGCATATTTTACAGGTGGAGCATTACCTATATTTGACTTTAGAGACATTAGACCAAAAGGCGCTCAGTTAATTACTGTTGGTGGTAAAGCACCTGGACCAGAACCATTAAAAGAATGTTTATTTAATCTACAAAAAATATTTGATCGTAAACAAAGCGGTGAAAGATTAACAACAGTAGAAACACACGATATGGCTTGCCATATTGCAGATGCAGTATTATCAGGTGGTATTCGTAGAGCAGCATTGATTGCATTATTTGATTTAGATGATGAAGCAATGTTAACATGTAAGTTTGGTAACTGGTGGGAAGAAAATCCACAACGTGGTAGAGCAAACAATAGTGCTGTAGTAATGCGTCACAAGATTGATGAAGAAGAATTCTTTAAACTATGGAAGAAAATTGAATTAAGTGGATCGGGTGAACCAGGTATCTACTTCAGTAATGACAAAGATTGGGGAACAAATCCATGTTGTGAAATTGCACTTAGACCATTCCAATTCTGTAACTTATGTGAAGTAAATGTTTCAAATATTGAATCACAAGAAGATCTAAACGAACGTGTTAAAATAGGTGCGTTTATTGGTACGTTACAAGCAGCATATACTGATTTCCATTATCTTAGAGATATATGGCAAAAAACAACCGAAAAAGATGCATTATTAGGCGTTGGAATGACAGGTATTGGTTCTGGAACAATATTGAATTATGATTTGAAAAAAGCAGCTGATTTAGCTAAAGACGAAAATGCTCGTGTAGCAGAAATTATCGGCATAAATAAAGCAGCTCGTGTAACTACAGTAAAACCATCAGGTACTAGTTCATTAGTATTAGGTACCGCATCAGGTATTCATGCTTGGCATAATGATTATTATATTCGTAGAATTAGAGTAGGTAAAAACGAAGCTATATATACACATTTAGCAATTCATCATCCTGAATTAGTAGAAGATGATTTCTTTAAACCAACAATACAAGCTGTAATTTCAGTACCACAAAAAGCACCAGAAGGTTCTATCTTAAGAACAGAAAATGTAATGGATATGCTTGAACGTGTTAAGAAATTTAACGTTCAATGGGTTAAAAAAGGACATCGTAGAGGAGCAAATACAAATAACGTATCTGCTACAGTATCTATTAAAGAAGATGAATGGAAACAAGTAGGTGAGTGGATGTGGGAAAATAAAGAAACATTTAATGGATTATCAGTTCTTCCATATCATGGAGGTACATATACTCAAGCTCCATTTGAAGATATTACTCAAGATAAATTTAACGAAATGGTAGAACATCTACATGGTATTGATTTAAGTAAAGTAGTTGAATTTAGTGATGAAACAGCACTAATGGATCAACAAGCATGCGCAGGAAATCAGTGCGAAATAGTATAATATTCTTTCGGAAATATAGCGTCTTTCGGTCTTATCATATATTTATTGTAAATATAATATTATGGCTAGAACTAAAGGCGCTGTATCTCTAAAATTTAAAAAAATATTCTATATTGGAGCTAAATTTGGGGACTGGGAATTAATAGATAATAATTTAACATATAGTGGTTCTCAAAATCATGGTAAAGTTAAGATAAAATGTAAATGTGGAACTGAACAATTGTCAGATCCATATCCATTAAAAAAAGGAACATCAACTTGCTGTTTTAAATGTGGACATAATAAAGTAGGAACAAATCATCCCTCATTTACTGGTTACAAAGAAATACCAGGCTCATGGTTTAGTAGATATTCTAAAACTAAAAAACGAGAATTTACTATTACTATAGAACAGATTTATGAAATGTGGGTTAAGCAAGATAAAAAATGTGCTTTAAGTGGGTTAGATATTAGTTTTAAAAATACTAATACTAAAAAAACACGCCATAGATTTGACTTAGTATGTACTGCTTCATTAGATAGAATTGATTCTAAAAAAG